CGCACGTTTTGGCGAGGTTGTGGCTATTGATCTCTATGTATCGTTTATTGACATTCACGCTCCGCGTGAATTCATTGGCAATACTAAGAGAAAAAGTATCCATTGCCCTCCGTCGACTAATGCGTACTGGAACTTCGTGAACTTGCGGACGAGGCTCACTGAATGGTTCACCTTAAATGGTGTCTCAAGACGTGATCGCTCTCAACTGGTTCGACTCTTGAATCTCGGGGTACGCCATATCCATCTCCATGAGATGGAAGCAACGTACTCTAAGAAGAAAGTGTCTTATCAGTATTACACCTTCGTACTGAAGCCGGTGTACCTCGGTCTTTGGTCCCTAGAAATTAGGGTCCAAGGAGCCGAGGAATCGGTGATCATAACATTGGTGTGACTTTGGCTCCCTTTTGTAAATAAGGGGACTCTCTAACGGCCTATCTTGAACATGGCCAACTCCCTTGTGCAGGGAATCGGAGCTTAATCTTATGGTAATGCAAAGCAGACTAATCCAGCAAAAGAAACTTTGGACCGAGACTTACCAGGATATTTTTGGTAATATCGGTACGAATAACTTTTTGCGGGACGAATATGAAGAGCAATTTAATGTAGGTAATACGGGTAACGTTCTTCCAGTCAATCGGAAGCAACCGCACGCGCACAACTACAGTAAGTACCTGATTAAGCGCTTTCACGGAAGTAAATCCGTTTACGGATATCCTTCTGGTGGTAACTTAGCACAATATAACTACGGCCACGGCAACTTCGGGACTATACCGCAATTCGCTCCTGTTAGCTACGCTGTCACTGCTTATAATACGGCTCTCTCTAAGCTCTATGAGCGTCTGAGAGGGTCTATAGATTTAAGCATTGACGTGGGGCAACGACAGCAAACAATTGCTATGGCCCGAAAGATCGCCAAGGTCGTAAGTTATGTTCGTTCCCATCCGATCGGGGCTCTCAAAAAGAGTCACGATTACTTCAAGGCTAATGGTCTCAAAACCATTGGGAAAGATGGGGGGTCTCTGTGGTTGGAGTACACCTATGGCCTCAAGCCAACTGTATCGACTTTATTTGACATAACCGTGGAACTCGCACGGTCTCAAGAACCGCTGCTCAAAGCAGTGGGTCGAGCGACCGTTAAGCAACGCGTGCGTGTCATTTATAGTCCTTCACAAGTAGCTTGGGCTAAGGAAACTTCTGACCAGACGTGGTCGAACAGATATCATATCGAATGTATCTATCGTCACACTGCCAATACGTTAAATCTTCTCGGCCAGTTTACCAGTTTAAATCCTGCTTCGATTGCGTGGGAATTACTTCCCTTCTCTTTCGTTGCGGACTGGTTTTATGACGTCGGGGGGTATATGCGTAATTTAGAGACGGCTATTTTGACTGGGAGTCAGTTCGCGGTAGGGTTTCAGACGGATACTACGAGTTATGAGCATATAGCTACGGTAAGCGGAGCGGATTCAGACCCGGGTGGATACTCGAGTCTGTCTCTTAGTTCTGGTTACCAGATATATCGCTATTTTAACCGTGCTATCTTAGCCTCATCCCCTTTACCACGAGCTCCTCAGTTCAATACGGATTTGTCATCCGGGCGGTTGCTTAATGCCGCAGCACTACTTTCTCAGTTTCTGAAAAAGTAATCATTAGCAAAGAGCCGTAACCAACTGTTTGGTTGCTTAATTAACCTTCTCTTTTGAGAAAGCGAGGCCTGCTTTGGCCGCAGTTGTTAATATCGCATTGAACGACGCACTGGGGAGCCCAGTGTTACATACGTTCATTCCCCTGGGTCCTGACGTTAAAGGAGTATGGTGGTGGGAAGACCAATCGGCCTCATCGGCGATTGGTTATAACCGCATCTCCATGTTCCTGAAACGTTCTGGTAATCCGGCCCCCGGAAGCAATTCCGGAGACCGGGTTAGTCGAGTAGTTGTCGGTATCCATACCCCAAAGTTGGAGACCATCTCGAATAACAGCGCGGGTCTGACGCCGCCACCTACGGTGGCATATGTCGCGCGTTGTAACATCGAGTTTATCCTGCCGGAACGGGCCGTACTCCAAGACCGTAAGGACTTGCGTAAGTACGCCGACTTCCTGTTGGCTGAAGCTCAGCTGACAGCGATGGTAGAAACGCTGCAAGGCGTTTACTAATCCTGTAGTGTGCTCCACGGCACATCTAAGTTAGCGCGAGCTTTCTTAGAGGTAACTTTAAGGACAACTCCATGCATACGGATAACCATTCCGTTATGGGCAAAGTTTTCTTTGCTCTTTGTAAGGCAATCGACACACCCGTCTCTCTTGGAGCGTGGCTTAGATATAAGTATTCTCATATCGAGCTCGCTTCAATGGGCATCCGCCCGGGAGATTACCGTGATTCGCATTCTTTTTCTAAGGACTACGCCGCAGTCAGCCTTTTATCGAAATATAAAGGGCTTTCTACTGGCTTGGACCTTAGGGAGGAAGCGCTTCGGAAATTTACATCTTCCGAAGAGGCATGTAGACAAACCAACGAAAGGTTTCGAACCTTGGCTACCGTCCGAAATGGACGTCTGCACAGTGTGCTTCATACTGCGCAGAGAAAAATAGCCAAACTTCTCGGACCTTTCAGCGTTTTCTGCATACGTCCTGATTACGGATGGGGACCTGGTGCTACAGTGGATATACCACGTCGTAGCGCCTTCGTGGACACAAAGATGTGTAAACTTCCCATCTCGGTGTCGAGGTCAGCTCTAAGCTTGCTTAGGTCTGAAATCGAGTCTGACCTTCATTGGTCAGGTGCTATTCTAGGGGTTCTACCTGAAGGTCCTTTCAGCCTTCTGAACTCCAATTTTGTCATTCGTGATGAATGTAGAATAGACACCGTTCCAAAGAGCGCGAAGACAGATCGCGTTATTGCCATTGAACCCCGAGGAAATTCGTTTCTCCAAAAGGGTTTCGGTGGTTATTTCCGGGATAGACTCCGGACTGTCGGTATCAACTTGGATGACCAAGGGGTGAATCAGTATTACGCACGTCGTGCGTACGATGAGTCACTTGCAACCTTAGACCTTAAGGCTGCGTCTGATACTGTATCTCAG